AGTATTACCCGCCACTTCGTAACCGTAACATCGTATCGCCCGCTGATTGGCTCCCCTCTCCTTCCATAGCAACATGATATAACCGGTTTATCGCGTGACGTCAGAGATGGCCTTCAGACGTCGAGTGGTACGGTCACGCGCTCCGATAAGGCGAAAGTTGCCGCGCCGTCGTGTTGCTAGGCGGCGCCGCTTCCGAAGGTCACGTCGACTAAGAGGAAATTTTACGGTGCTTGCTAAACGTACTCAGGTTGTAGTTATTCAAGGAGACGAAGGTGGAACTGTAACTATTGCTCCTTCTTTGAATGATTTTACTGAGTTGGCGCCGCTTGTTCCAAACTTTGAGGGATTCCGTATTTGGAGTGTGTCATGTAAAATTAGACCGCTTTTTAACGTGGCCTCTGACGTTGGTCCTGTTCCTCGTTATTACGTGGCACCATGGCATAAGCCTACTCCAACTACTGTGGATAGCAACGGTGTATTATCTATTGATAGGAGTAAATCGTATAATGGCACATCTGGGGCCTTCCGGCGGTTTGTTCCTGCTCTTCTTTCTGCTGTTGGCTATTCTGGGATTGCGGGAAATCAATATGGCAAAATTGAGTGGAGGCCGCGCGTGGAACTTAATTCGAATACGCAAAGTTTACAACATTATTGCGGAGTTGTGCACTGGTCGAAAGATCAACTCCCCGGTGCGGGTGCGCCGTCTAGGAGACAATATGAGATAGAACTTGTAGCTAAAATAACTTTATACAATCAAAAATATTTTATTGGTTAATAAATTTTATTCATATCCAATATACAATTCTGTGTTTAGTCTCCTTCTTATACTACTACAATCATAACCTATAAATCGGTATATTTGTTCCAACGGTTTTTCGCTTGTTATCCATATACGTTTTGTAACAAAATTTTCATATCCCCCCTTTACTGGTACTCTATACGGATATCGGTCGCAAATTTTTAATAATTCGTCGTATTTAAGCCATCCGTAGAAGTCGTCGATGATGACATTAGCGTGTCCACAGTATCCATCCCACCATTCTCCTCTAGGCTTGTAGTAGATTGGCTCTCCTGTCGCTTTCGCTTCTTCGTAGGCTCGTCTAGATTTCCCAGATCCGGTAGGTCCCCAGAAGAACGAGACTTGGGTAGCAAAATCTCGTTCTGCACTTGAATGACAGATTCTAATGTATTGTTCAATTCCTTTAAAATACTTGATGTACGTTGTGGGGAACTGAAGGGCCACTGCTTTAATGTTTCTCTCTCCTCCTTCAATGACAGAAACAACCTCTTGGAGATCGTTTCTAGCTCCTTGAGAACTAGGTTCTCCGTGCATCCATACCTCGCCAGATTTAGAACAGTATGCCTTATTATCGAAATCACTTCCTTTAGCTTTTTCAATGTGCGCTCGCTCTTTAAATAGTTTTCGTATGCTACTGAATCGCTTGGGTCGCTGCAGATTGCTGAAAAAACAATACACATTACTATCACAACACACGGAGCCCGTCCCGCGCAGAGGTGGACGGGGCCCCGGCGCGCGAAGCGCGCCAGGGGGTGGTCCACCTCGTAGCGGGATCGGGCGGTCAACACCAAGCAGTAGTTTCTCTCGAATTGCACGAGTAGAGTATATTTACCAAAATCCCTGCAGATGTTTTGTTCCAGTGTTAGGACATGTCTCTCTACCAAATATAGCAAATTTACATAGCTCAGCGAGATCCTTCTGAAGAGTAGTGACATCTTCCTCGGTGTAGTTGTTGAGTGTCCAACAGAAGCGACGCAGCGTAGAGTTCGTCTGTTTGCGACTTGATACAGCCATTGTCTGAAGCTTAGCTTGTAACGCATGGCTTTATATAACACGAAGTGGCGGTAT